GTTAAAACAATTGCAAGTCAAGTGACGGGTGCAAATGCTGCTGGAGCAGCAAGCGCACAGCCATCACATCCATCAAGATACCAAACTGGAACTAGTGGCAGTGCTGGTATTGGCGCTACCATGTATATATATGCTTAAGGAGAAAAAATGAAAAAATATGCCGTATTAGATTCTAATGGAAGTGTTGTTAATATTATAATCGCTGCATCATTAAGCATTGCAGAACAAGTAACATCTTCTTATTGCATATTAATTCCATTAGGAATGACTGTTGATATAGGCGATGTTTATTCTGATGAAGTATTTTCTAAACCACCGCTGACCATAGAGCAACAAGCAGAAGCAGACGCTTTGATTGCAGCAGCAAACGCTCCAGACTCTTTATAGTCTAAAATAAAATAAACCCCCAAAGGATAATTCCAATGGGGGTATTTTTATTTTAAATTACTTTTTACATGGATATTTGTTGTACCATTCTTGATACCTTTTTCCATTTACGGAACTCCATGCAGACCAGTCTTTTCCACCCTTAGTCATATAAAGAGCAACTTGAGCATTTAATACTGGGTTTAATAATTCAGCATTTGAATCCAACTCAAACTTTTCTCTACGATCTGGTCCAAGTTCACCAAGCATATTAATTTGAAATACGCCATAAGAACTATCTCCAGTTTTTACATTACCATTAAAAGCAAGAGGACGACCATTAGATTCTGCCTTTGCAATAGCACAAGCAGACCTTAAAGCCTTTCCTTCAAACCCTACATGACGTAACATATCCACCAGTTGCTCATCAGTTAAATTATGAGCATTTTCATACTTTTCTAATTTTTTCTCTTTAGAAACCAAAAAGGCCACCTTTTGGGTGGCAGACTTAACGGACTCTTTAATTAGTAAGTTGTTTTCGTTTGTAGCCTTTGCTGTACCCACAAAAACGGTACTGCAAATAACTAACGTAAATACCCCTAGCCAAGCATTAGATTCTCTCATTGTAAATTACCTCCTAGAGAACAAATGCTACCAAGTAGGTAGCATACATTAATTATACCATTGTTTGACCTTTTAAGTCAAATACCCGCACAAAAATAAAAAATATTTTTAATTTTATTATTAGTTAGTGGTATAATGATGTAATCATGCCAGCACAATATCGCAATCCTAATGAATCTGCAATGTCGCCTCAGCCAACGGCTCCAGCAACATATAATCTTGGAAATATACCACCACTTGTAAACTGGACGGTAGTAATAGGAGATAGTGCTTCTTTTAGAATTTATGTAGAAGATGATCTTGGAAATGAATTAGACTATACAAACGATGAAAGCGGAGATGTTACTGGCTGGGATATTCACGCAGATTTTAGGCGATACACTTTGCCCAACAGTGCTGATTTATTATTTACATTAACTCCATATGCAACAGAGTTTGATGATCCAGGAGAATTTACAGTAACCCTGTCACCAGAGCAATCTAAGCAATTAAGAACTGGTGACGTATTTGATGTTCAGTTATCTGATGCTACTCGTGTTTGGACGGTATGTCAAGGTGAAATGACAATGATAGGTGAAGTTACAGACCAGGAGTCATAATAATGGCTACAACAACCATTAGCAATATATCAAACCCCGTTTCTATTCAAGATATAAAACCAATAAAAACCCTTTCTAACATAAAACCTTTTAACTCAACAGCATCTAATGCTGCTTTAGGTGCAGTTCTTGCTATTGCTACATTGACCAATACCGTCGCAGTTTCTGACTTAAAACCAATACCGTCAAATTTTCAAAAGGTAGATTATGCAAAAGTTATTACGCCATCATCATTCTTACCTTTTAGACTTACAATTACAAACATTGGTATTGAAGGATACGATCCAGCAAATCCTCCTGGAATTGGTATTCAAATAATTGGTTTTTCTAATTATATACTTTAACATATAATGATATAATTGCGGTATGGCAAAGATATCAACAGCAAACGTTAAGGCCCTGTTTCAAACTGGTGATAGACCAACCCAAGAGAACTATGTAGATTTAATTGATAGTACCTCTGCTAGGTCTACAGATCTTGGCTCAGACGGCAATAATGAGTTAACAATCAATGGTATTGAAAACTCAACTGTTTTTGATAGTTTTGCATCAAGTGAGTTTAGATCAATGAAATATATGATCTCACTCAAACATGTAGCAGGCGGTGCTAACAAGTACGCCGTTACAGAATTAACGATATTGAATGACGGATCAGATGTATCTGTTAGTCAATATGGCACTATTGAAAATGATGGGAATATTGGCACCATCTCTGTTTCAAAGGCTGGAGATACAGTTTCATTAACTGTAGTTCCTGTGGGGGGAAGTACACCTATAACTCTACGCTACATGCGTATGGGATTAAAGGCCTAACCAAGGAGATAAAAGATGGCAACCGTAGTAAAAGATTTTAGAGTAAAATCGGGACTTATAGTTGAAGGTTCAACCGCAACTGTAAACAACCACGATATATTAACAGAAGCATTAGTAGATGCAAAAGGTGATTTACTAGTTGCATCTGGTGCAGATGCAGTAACTCGTCTAGCAGTTGGAACAAATAACTATGTGCTTACAGCAGACGATCAAGCAGCAAATGGAATTGCCTGGAAAGAAACACAACCAGTTGGAGTATTTCAAGCAAGCGTTTCATTTGAAGGTACCACTGCTAATGATTACGAAACAGTATTACAGGTAGAAGATCCGACAGCAGATCGTACAATAACATTACCAAATGCAACTGGACAAGTAGTTCTTCGTGATACAACAGACACATTAACAAATAAAACTCTTACTTCACCAAAAATTAATGAAGATGTTGCTGTTACTTCAACCGCTACAGAAATTAACTTAATAGATGGTTCGGTAGCAGGAACTGTTGTAAATAGTAAAGCAGTTATTTATGGTGCAGCAGGAGAAGTGAATGCTACAACTTTACAAATTGCTGGTACATCAATTACTGCAACCGCTGCAGAACTTAACTATGTAGATGGTGTTACATCAGCAATTCAAACTCAGTTAGATGCCAAGGCTACATCTTCAGACCTAACAACACATACAGGTGCATCAACTGGCGTACACGGTGTTACAGGTTCAGTAGTTGGTACATCTGATACACAAACCCTTACAAACAAAACCCTTACATCACCAGCAGTAGATGGAAATGGAGTTGTTTTTGAAGGTGCTACAGCAAACGATTTTGAAACAACACTTACAGTTGTAGACCCAACAGCAGATCACACGATTACACTTCCAAATGCTACAGGTACAGTAGCACTTACAGCAGATGTACTAGAAAATGGTGACACTCTTGATGGAGTAACTCTTGCAACTGGAAATCGTATTCTTGTTAAAAACCAATCAACTGGTTCAGAAAACGGTATTTATGTAGTAGCAGCCTCTGGAGCACCAACTCGTTCTACAGATGCAGATACAGGCGCAGAACTTACTTCAAATTTTGCGGTATTCGTAGAAGAAGGAACTGCTAACGCTGATCAAGGTTACGTATTAACTAACGATGGCGCAATTACAGTTGGAACCACAGCCCTTGTCTTTACTCAGTTTACTGGTTTAGGACAAGTAGTTGCTGGCGATGGTCTTTCTAAGACAGGAAATACATTAAACGTTACCGCTGGAACTGGTATTAGTATTACTGGTGATGCAGTTACAAACGATGGCGTACTTTCAATCACTGGTACAGCAAACCAAATTACTGCAAGTGCATCAACAGGTGCAATTACATTATCTACACCACAAGATATTCACTCAACAGCAACACCAACATTTAGTGGTGTAACAGTTGGATCTGTAACTCTTACAGATGCATTACTTGGAACTGCCACTGCTACCGCATCAACATCAGCAACAGTGATTGATTCATGGTCAGCAACCACTTACTCATCTGCAAAATATATTGTTCAGATGAAAAAAGCGGGAGACATTGAAGTAATTGAAGTTTTAGTTACTGTTGATGGATCAAACAATGTTTACTTAACAGAGTATGCAGATGTAATTAGCAATGCAGTCCTAGGAACGACAGATGCTGATTATAATGGTGGAAATGTTCGTCTTTTAGTAACTGGTGCTGCATCAGATACTGTTGTTAAAGTACACAAAACATATATTGAAGCATAATTAAGATAGGGGCTAAATTATGGCAACTGTAAATAAAGACTTCAGAGTAAAGCACGGTATTAATGTAGCCGAAGGCGGAATCTTTGGATCAACAGTCACAGTTGCCACCCCTACTGAAAATACACATGCAGCAACAAAACTGTATGTAGATACTGCAGTAGGATCACCAACTGTTGGAACAACACAACCAGTATCTCCAGTAAATGGAAGTTTGTGGTTTGACACTTTAACAGAACGTGTACACGTTTACTATTGTGGGCAATGGGTTGCAATTGCAACACTTGAAGATGCAGAAACATTA